TCCGTGGTCGCAGGGGCAAGTAGCAAATGCTCCTTGGGGTGCGAGCAAGGCCACCATCATTTACGATTATACGGAGGATTAAAAAAAAGAAAGGAGACTGTAGTGAATGTACAATACCGACTAAACCGATAAACAAAGACCTATCAACATTTTTTGTGTGCCCGATTCGGGCACGGAAAGGAGAAATTATGGAAACTTTTGGCATCGCAAGCGTGGCGGTCATCACCGTCATCACCTACCTCGTGGGGCTGGTGGGCAAAGCCAGCAGCATGAACGACAAGTGGATCCCCATCCTGTGCGGGGTCTGCGGCGGCCTGCTGGGTGCTGTCAGCTACTATCTGGCACCCATCCCGGACTTCCCGGCGGGCGACCCCATCACCGCCATTGCCGTGGGTATCGTCAGCGGTCTGGCAGCCACCGGCATCAATCAGGCTGTCAAGCAGCTGAGCAAGGGGGAGTGAGATATGGGTAAGCGCATCACTGCCGCATATCCCATCGCCAAGGCGGGCGGCATCCCCATCAACACCAGCATCCCGGCCAGCAAGGAGACCTATGACCGGCTGGGCGGGCGGGACGTGGCCTTTGTGGTGCTGCACTACACGGGCAATAATAAGGACACCGCCGAGGCCAACTGTAAGTATTTCGCAGGCGGCGACCGGGAGGCCAGCGCACACTACTTCGTGGACGAGGACAGCATCTACCAATCCGTACCGGCCTGTGACCGTGCGTGGGCGGTAGGCTCTCCTGATCCGGTACATCCTCTCTGCCGCAACACCAACAGTATCTCGATCGAGATGTGCTGCTCCGGGAACTACCATGTTTCCGAGCGCACCAAGGCCAACGCTGCGGCACTGACGGCGGAGCTGTGCAAGCTGCTGGGCATCTCCGGCGTGGACACCTACGTCCTGCGGCATTACGACGTGACCGGGAAGTCCTGCCCCCGGCAGATGGCAGGGAAGAACAATGCGGAGTGGGAGGCGTTCAAGGCCAGCGTCAAGGCGCTGCTGAACGAGCAGCCCAAACCCGCACCGACGACGAAGGAGGAGACGATCAACATGGAACTGCGTATGCTGCGCCGTGGCATGGAGGGCAATGACGTCCGGGCCGCCATGCTGCTGATGAAGGACAAGGGCTATTACCCGGATGAGATCTGGAGCGGTGACAAGCTCTTTGGCCCAAAGATGGAGGCCGGTCTGCGCCGGATGCAGGCTGACCACGACCTTGGCGTGGATGGCATCCTCGGTGCCGCCAGCTGGAATTTCCTGCTGAAATAAGGGGTAAAATAATCCACTGGAGGGCGCAGAGGACACCGCTACGCCGGCCTCACGCCCGTGCATAAACATCCGCACCTCCACGGCACACCGTGGGAAATGATAGATCAGCACAAAAGAATCCGCAAAAAACTATCCACTATGGCACCATGCCGCGCCACAGAAACAATCCGTGCGGTAGGGCTACCGGAAGACGAGGAAACCTGTGTAATTGACGTGGACATTTTTGGCCGCACCTGCGTACAGACGGCGGCAAAACTACATATCAGCGTAGATGGATTTTACAAATTGCGCCGCCGCGCATACCAAAAACTGGCGGATGCATTCAATTCCTAAAAGTAGCCGCGCCCTTTTTGGGTGCGGCTATTTTTCGTTTTTGCACACAATTGGTGTACACTGTAACTACATTATTGCAGAATCAAGGCAGAATCCGGGCAGTTTATTTGCCCGGATTTCTTTTATTATAGAGGCAAGGAGGCGGGAATATGTACGAGCGCTTAATCAAATGCGGGTTTACCGCGCAAATGGCGCAGGATATTTGCATTCTGTACGCAGACGATCCCCAGGGGCTTTTAGCGTATGTGGAAATTGCTGAAAGCCTATATAGGGGTTGCAATCATGTATAAATATTTTAATCCAAATCCCTGCGGGAAAAACGTGTCCGATTGCACTGTCCGTGCGATCTGTAAGGCCACGGGAAAGGCTTGGGGCGAGGTTTATCTCCGGCTGTGCATGCGTGGCTACTTGGACGGTGATTTACCCAATGCAAACGCCTGTTGGGGCGCGTATCTGCGGTCCTTAGGCTACCGGAGATACATCATACCGGACACTTGCCCAGACTGTTACACGGTCGGCAGGTTTGCCGATGAGCACCCGCGCGGGACATATATTCTCGCCCTCTCTGGGCATGTAGTGTGCGTTCAGGACGGGATCATCTATGACAGCTGGAACAGCGAGAACGAAATCCCGCTTTATTTCTGGGACAAAGAAACGGAGGAATGAACATGGCATATCCCTATTTCAACCCCTATTATCCACAGCCGATGCCGGACAACCTCATGCAGATGCGGCAGATACAGCAGCCACAGATGCAGCCCATGCAGCAGCCTATGTCGCAGCCAGGGCAACAGAACCCCATCGCGCAAGGCGGCGTACAGTGGGTAAGCGGAGAGCAGGAGGCAAGAGGTTATCTCATCGCGCCCAACTCTGCCGTAGCGCTGTGGGATTCCACCGCCCCCACCGTTTACCTCAAGCAGGCAGACGCAAGCGGGAAACCGACGCTCAAGATTTATGACCTCGTAGAACGCACAGAAACGGCCCCTAACGCGCCGCAAAAGCCGGGCGTGGAATTTGTCACCCGCAAGGAGTTTGACGCGCTGGCGGCGCTTGTGGGCGAATTGAAGGGCAAGAAGAAGCGCAAGGAGGACGATGACGATGAATAATCCCTTTTTCGGAGCGCTCGGCGGCGGCAACGGCTTTATGCAGATGTTGCAGCAGTTCCAACAGTTTAGGGCGAATTTTCAGGGTAACCCAAAAGCGGAGGTCGACAAGCTTTTGCAATCTGGGGCTATGAGCCAGCAAGAGTTAAACCAACTTCAATCTATGGCAAAACAGTTCGAGCATTTATTCCATTGATCTTATCGTGGCCACGATTTGATAAATAAAATTTATGAAAGGGGAGATAATATGTCTCTTTCCGACGGTGCTCCCATGATGACTATGCCGGTCGCGCCCGCGAACAGCTACGGCGGTGGCATGGGTATGTGGGGCGAAAACTGGATCTGGATTATCGTTCTTTTCCTCTTCGGCTGGGGCCGCAACGGCTGGGGCAACAACGCTGGCAATTCCGGCGGTGTCGTAGACGGCTACGTGCTGACCTCTGATTTCGCCAATGTCGAGCGCAAGATCGACAGCGTAAATCAGGGCCTTTGCGACGGATTTTACCAGCAGGCGCAGCTTGTCAACGGCACCAACATGGCGATGGCAAACGGCTTTGCACAGGCCGAGCTGTCCCGTAGCAACCAGCAAGCGGCGCTGATGCAGCAGCTCAACGCCATGCAGATGCAGGCCGCAAATTGCTGCTGCGAGAATCGCGCGGCTATCGCGCAGGTGCGCTATGATATGGCGGCGCAGGCGTGCGACACGCGCAACACCGTGCAGAACGCGACCCGCGACATCATCGACAACGCTAACAGCAACAGCCGCGCAATCCTCGACTTCCTGACGCAGAGCAAGCTCTCTGACCTCCAGGCCGAGAACCAGGGCTTGAAGCTGGCGGCAAGCCAGGCGGCGCAGAACAGTTATCTGGTGTCTCAGCTCCGGCCTTCTCCCATTCCGGCCTACACGGTGCAGAACCCCTATTGCTGCAACCAGTTTGCCTGTTGTGGCTGCTGACAACTGCATAGCGTAGCTTTTCCCTATGTTGGGAAATGGTCGGCCCCGTGCCGATACTAAACAAAAGCGGCGGGGCAATAGCCCTGCCGCTGTATTTTATGAAAGGACTGAAATTATGGCTGAATATGTAAATCCCGGAATCGTGACCGTCCCTGCTGGCCAGAATGTTCCGATGGTCTCCACGGCGGCTTGCGGCAAGCCCTGCATCGTCCACCGCGAGGGCAGTGGACTTGTCACCCTGCGCGGATTGACGCAGCAGTGTAAGGCGCGCTTTAAGGTGAACTTTGGCGCGAACATCGCCGTCCCCACTGGCGGCACGGTAGGCGCGATCACCACGGCGCTTGCCGTCAACGGCGAAGCACTCAACGGGGCAACGGCGACCGTCACCCCGGCTGCGGTGGAAAACTATTTTAACGTCTACGTCAGCACCATTGTGGAAGTGCCGCGTGGTTGCTGCGTGACCGTTGCAGCAAAGAACACCAGCGCGGAGGCGGTCAGCTTTGCCAATAGCAACCTGACCATCGACCGTGTGAGCTGAGAAAGGAGAACACAATGGGTATGAAATCTATGTATGAACTGCGGGATATGCTCTGCAAGGAGCTGGACGAACTGGCCCGAAAAGGCGAATTGGGTGCGGGTGACCTAGAAATTGCCCACAAACTGACAGCAACCATCAAGAACATCGATAAGATCGAGATGATGGAAGACGGCGGCTATTCCCGCGATGAAGACTATTCTCGCCGCTATTCCCGCGACGGAGACTGGCAGTCGGGCATGCGCGGCGCTTATGACCGTGATATGTCCAATGCGAGACGCGGCACGCATTATGTGCGCGGCCACTATTCCCGTGATGGTGGCATCGACAACATGAAACGCCAGTTGCAGGAAATGCTGGACAACGCCGACGACGAAAGCATCCGCAGAGCCATCCAGCGCTGCATGGACACGATCGAGGACTAAAGGGGGTGCACCCCTATGGTCGACGAGAATGAGGTCAAGCGCTGGATAGCTCGCCTTGAAACAGAAGAATCGAGCTGGACAAACTATGAGAAACTGGCGGCGCTCTACATTATCCGTAACGAGCACGGCGGGGAGCAACTGCAGGCGAAAGCGCCCCCAATGCTGTATTCTGCAGAGCCTGCGCCGGCCAAGAGAATAAAACCCTCCGGCAGTGAATTTTTGAAAGCGGTCGGGAATGTAGCGCAGGATAGGGCGTGGGAAGTTATGGACGAGCTTATGGACACACTAAAAATCGTCAATGAGAAAGCTTATAACAGCGTCCTAAAAAAACTAACCTAAATCGCTACTACTAACACGTTACTAACAAAGTTAATCTTGGCAAAAATAAAAAAGTCCGGGAACCCTTGAGATTCCCGGACTTTTTTGGTGGAGACTGCTGGACTCGAACCAGTGACCTCCTGCGTGTGAATTATAATCGTTTTGAATATATAGGCACAAAAGTTAATAAGAATAACAATATTTGTTGCGATTTTGCAACTTTTCGCAGAGCAATTTTGCAAGGGCTTGCCTTGGCTCCCGTCGGTAACTAACAAACTACTAACAAATTTTCGCCTTTTTAACGGCCTGCACCAATTCCTCCGCTGATGTATGGACGTATATATTTGCGGTAGTGGAGTAGTTGGCGTGGCCGAGGATCCTCTGTAGCGTTTCCGGAGCAATCCCCGCTTTTCTCGCCCAGCTCGCATAGGTGTGCCGGGTGGAGTGCGGCGTTTTGCGCTGGATTTTTAATTTTTCCAAAAGCGGGTAATAATCCCGGCGGCGGAAGTTTGCTGGAATTTTTTCCCCAGCATAGCCGGATATGAGCAGTGAGCCAGTAGCCTTATTTGCAAAATAGGCAAAGTATGGGATCCCTTCGGGGCGGATTGGGATGATCCTGTTTCGCCCAGCCTCCGTCTTTTCACCGCCGACCACATAATCTTTGTGATAATCTTTAGCCGGTAGGGAAAACAATTCCCCTATGCGCATTCCTGTGTAAATCAGCATGAGGATAATTTTTGCGGTGTCGCTGCCGTCCGCTTCCAGCTTGCTTATTTCAGCATCGGTAAATGTTTCTTTTTCTTTTTTTGTGTTTTCGGGGAGCTGGACGAATTTTGCAAAATTTGTTGTGATGATCTCCTCGCGCATGGCCCATGTGGACATCTGCGTTATGAGTTGCTTATACTTGGACACAGTGCTATGGGATTTATGCATATGGGCATCCAGTACGCCCTGGAAATCCGCCGTTTTTAAGTCCCGGAACTTCCGGTCGTGCAGCGGCGCAAAAATTTTAAATGCGCCGTCATAGCCTTCTATACCGTTTGGCCCTATTTTTTTGTAATGCTCCTCTTTCCAAGCGTCAAACACCTGGGCAAAGGTCATGTTGTACCGCTCCGTTAAATCCTTGCCTGCAAGACGTTCCAGCGCCGCTATAGCATCTTTTTTGGTGGGGTAATATCCTATAATGATTTTTTGCTTTGCAGCCACCCAGGGCCTGCGTCGGCGCCCGGCGAGCTTATACACTGTCCCGGTTCCGTTGGCCCTCCTCATTGCTTTTCCCATTTTTATCCTCCTACCCTATATTTTTATCAGTTTGATGGTGCCTGTAATATCGCAGCACATTAATCAGCGAAGCAATGATTACACCGACGCCCACCGCAAGCAGAGCAAATAGCATCCAGCCGATTGATGTAATCTGCCCGTTGCGGATAAGCCCTGTGTGCGGGACGCTTGAATCAAACGCCAAATATCCAAATATTATGGATACGGCAATTGACAGCGAAAACGCCAGGATATACACCCAAATTTGCAATACGCGCTCCTTTTTTTCGTGCTTTGCCACTGATCCGGTCAGCTGCTCCATGCCGCCCTCCAAGTGCGCAATGCGTAGGGCTGCGCTATGCTTTGCATCTGCATCGGCCATTGCTCTGTGGGCCTCTGCCAGCTGCTCCTCCGTGGTTGGCCTCTTTACGATACCAAAATACTCATCTATAGACACACCGAGGGCGGCGCATATAAGCCCCATTTTGTATAGGCTTGGATCCTTTGATGACGCAGAAAAGTAATTGCTGATCGTGGACGATGACAGATCTGTTAAATCGGCTAAGTCTTGCGTGGTAAGATGCTGGTACTCCTTTGCCTCTCTGCAAATATCCTGCAAAGTTTTTTCCATTTCTTCCCCTCCTGCCTTATTTCGGGCAAACCTCTCCGTTTGTTTTTATCGGCTAATCGTATATTATCCGGTTTTTGGGTTGACTTGCCAAACAACAAACTGATACTGTGGGTATGCGGCCAAGAGCCGGTGACGGCGATAGGCGGCAAAAAATCCCCACCGTCCGGTGCGGGGGCGGTGGGGACTATATGAAATAATCTTCTATGGCTTTCACTTAATCCCCAATAGCTTGCCGACTTTTCTTTGCCGCCCCGCCTTTGTTGTAGGAATTCCCGTTGCTTTTGCAATCTTGCGTTTTGCGCTGGTAATTCCAAGCGCACGTTTCCAGCTAAAGGAAAGCCCTGGTATTTTAAAGGAAGATTTTTTAGCCATTTCTAATTATGCTCCTTCTTAAAAAATTTTTTGTATTGTTGCCCTAAACTGTGCAACAAATGCCATATTTTGACTATAGGTAGATAAACCGAAAGGAGAAATAATGTGGATTGGAAGCAGAAAAATATAAAGATGGAAATTTTAAGCTGTGAAACGAAAAATAAATGTGATATAATAAAGAATGCAGAGCATATTGCGTTACTTTCTGAGGCGATTTCTTTAGCGAGTAAAATGACCCGCAATCAGTTTGATAAAATTATAGAGGCGATAAAATGAAAATTTGGGCTATCAGTAAAGAAAACGGCTACGAGCGCGAAATACTCATAATTAATTCTCCAAAGCCCCGCGGGCGGCTTTGATAAAAATCCGCAGGGTTTCCTTATCCATTTTTTTCAAAAGCTCGACAGCTTCTTTCAAATCTTCATCTTTCATCCCGCCCTCGATCTCCGGATCGGGGGCTTTTTTTGCGCCCTCCGAAGCTGCGGGGGCATCTCCGTAAAGGAGGTATTCCACGGGAACACCAAGCACTAAAGCCGCTTTTTGTAGCTTTTTAAGGCTGGGACTATGCATTCCCGTGTTCCATTGTGAATAAGAACCGGAAGAAATCCCGCTTTTTTCATAAAAGACTTGTTTCGGCATCTCTATTTCTGCCAGACGAATTTCAATTCGCCGCAAAACAGATGAAGTATCAATTTGCATAAAAAGTACCATTAAAATTTAGCAATATTTAACCCTTAACAACTCTAAGTTTTTATTGACATTAAGGAAATACTTAGGTATACTTAAACTTGCAGAGGGTAATACAAAACCGAGCCCCCTGCACTTAGCGGACTGCGGAAAATATTAAGGGTTGTTGGCACTTCCATAATACCACAGTTTGCTAAGTTGTCAAGTAAAACTTAGTTTTTGTTGATTGCGGAGAGGGAAAGCCGCCCTGATGCCGTAACATCGTGGCGGCGGCCGAGCACTTAGACCGGCGGTTGGACGATGCGGAGCCGGCTAAATCTTTTGCACTTTTCCTCGCCGTATTCAACGGAAACTAAGCAAGAATCAAACTGGAGGTGACAGAATGAGTTTTCGCAGCGCTCGGGTGGCTGCTGGGCTAAGTGTCCGGCAGGTCATCGAGAAACTAAAGGTGACGGATGCGGCGGTTTACATGTGGGAGACCGGCACGCAGGCACCGAGGGCCAGCCGCTTGCCGGAGATCGCCGAGCTGTACGGCTGCACGGTGGACGAGCTGTTGAAGAAGGAGGATGACAAATGATCGAAACCATGACGCTGCACCAGGCATCGAAGTATCTTAGAGATAAAGGCTTGAGCCTTTGTTCTGACACTCTGGCCGACGGCCTGGAGCAGGGCGTGTACCCCTTCGGCGTGTGCATCCGCACCGACCGCAGCCGGGTGTTTCAGATTTTTAAAAAGAAACTGGATGCGTGGATTGAGGAGAGAGAGGAGTAAACATGACCAACCAAGAATACAGGGCGCTGGAGGATGCTTTTCTGGCACGGCACGATGCGCTGTGCGAAGATAAGAACCCGCTGGAGTGCGATTGTTTGGCCTGCCCCTGCAAGGGTATGTGCGATGCGCTTTGCGCATATGACCCGGCGGATCTATAAGCAAGGCGACGGAATGATGCTGACATGGGCGCTGGTGTATCTGGGAGCCGGGACGGCGGTTTACGGCTTCATGCGGCTGCTGGAGCGGCTGGAGAAATAAGGGAGCTGGTGGAGGCTTGAAGGACTGGAGCAGATGCCGGAATTGCCGGTACGGAATGACCGGGGCGAACCGGATGTGGGACTGCAATTACGCAGAGATCACGGGCAGGTGCAAGCCCCGGCCCCTGTTGGACGAGGAGGGCAAGTGCCGGAGCTATCAGCCAAGGAGGCGACGGAAGAAATGCGGGTATATCGCTACGTGACGAAGGACAGGTATCGGCTTCCGGTGGCGCAGGCGGACAGCATGGGAGAGCTGGCGGCGCTGATCGGGCGCAGCTATGGAACGGTTCGGCGGGCCATGGAGGCCGTGTACCGGGGGCAGAGGACAAGCGGCCCCTATGAATACGTAGATCTAAGCGACGAGGAGGAAGAAGAGGATGTTTTTGTGCCAGTATTGCGGCGAGGTGTTTGACGAGCCGACGGTGGAGGAGGAAAAGGACGTGGGCTACCACGGGCTGAGCTGCCCCCGGTGCGGCGAGGCGCTGGGGCCGCTTTCGGAGCTGGAGGCGAGGCCCTGCCCCCTTTGCAGCGGGTGGCGCTGGAAGAACGAGGCGGCCTGCGGGACGTGCCGGGAGAACACCCGGTGGCGGTTCCGGTGGCTGATGAAGGCGGGCTTCGGGCGGACGGAGATGGAGGTGATCGACCAGCTGCTGGAGGGAAACAGCCTGATGGACGTAATGGAAGAGGACAAGAAGGAGGAGAAGGAGAAATGCTGAAGCCTTTTAACGAACTGGTGAAACTGGATGTGCGGCCCCTGTGCGGTCTCCGGGACGCCAAGGACGAGCGGGGGAACACGGTGAAGGTGCCTTATCTGGGCTGGGCCAACTGCGTGAAGCTTCTGCACGAGAACGGAGCGGAGAGCGTTTGGTACGCTCCCCGGCGCTGCCCGGAGACCAACAGCTACCTGTGGCCACAGGCCAAGGTGACCACCAGCAAGGGGAGAGTGACGGAGTGCTGGTTCGTGTCGGTGGAGATCCACATTGACGAGAACGTCTTTTCCTACGATATGCCGCTGCTGAATGGGTCGCTGGTGGTATATGAGGACACGCTGAACCAGCTGCGGATCAACAATGCGCTGGCCAGAGCCTTTGTCAAAGGCGTGGCGGTGCGGACAGGGCTGGGCTTTGACCTATGGGCCGCCGGGGACGGCGACGACGGGGAGGAGGATCTGTCGAGGCACAGCATCTACGCCGTGAAGGAGCGGCTGGAGCGGCTGATCACCAGCAAGGAGCAGGGGGGACTTTCCCACCGGGATCTGCTGGCGCAGCTGGGCATCAACGACAAGCAGATGGCGACCATGATGGGGTGGTTCGACAAGCTGGGGAGCCTTGAGAAGGCGGTGAGCCGCCTGTGATCCACGACCACGACCGCAGCGGATGGATCGGGGCCTCGGACACGTCCAAGGTCATGGGCCGGTGGGACACGGAGACCTTCCGGAAATGGTGGAGCGTGAAGCTGGGCATCCGGCAGGAGACCTTCACCACCCCGGCCATGCAGGCGGGGACGGCCTATGAGGGGAAGATCCTGGATGCGCTGGGCATCCGCACCAGAGACCGGCAGGTACGCATCCACGGGCTGCGGCTGCGGGTGAACTACGACGGCGAGGATGCCCGGATCATTACGGAGGTCAAGACCCACAGCAAGGCGGAATTTCGGGTGAGCAAGGCCTACTGGCAGCAGTGTCAGGTAGAGATGCTGGCAAGCGGATGGGGGCTGCGGCGGCGGAAGGAGTGCCGCATTGCAGCCTACCGGATGACGGAGGCGGAGATCCAGAACTACTTCCTCCCCATCGACATGGGGCGCATGAGCTTCCATCCCATCCCCTATGACGAGGAATGGGTGGAGCGGGCGTATCTGCCGAGGCTGCGGTACTTGGCAAAGTGCCTGAAAATGGGGCAATGGCCCAGAGAGGAGGCGGTGCAGCCATGACGGAGGTCAGCGTGCTGGAGGCCAAATGGATGCAGGACGGGGCGGGAGACTGGCTGTGCCTGCGGGTGCCGACGGCGCTTTCCGCCATGGATGTGGTGGACGAGCTGCAGCCGGGGAAGGAGTACCGGGCGGTGCTGCGGCGGAAGGGCCGGAGCCTCGATGCCAACGCCTATTGCTGGGTGCTGATGGACAAGCTGGCGGCGCATTACGGGGCCACCAAGGAGGGCATCTATCAGGAGGAGATCCGGCAGATCGCCGGAGTCAGCGACATCGTATGCGTGCAGGAAAAGGCGGCGGACGAGCTGATGCGCCGGTGGAGCGGACGGGGGCTGGGATGGATGGCGGAAAAGGCGCCCAGCAAGCTCCCCGGCTGCGTCAACGTGACGCTGTGGTACGGCTCCTCCACCTACGACACGGAACAGATGTCACGGCTCATTGACCGGGTGGTAGAGGACTGCCGGGAGGCGGGGATCGAGACCATGACCCCACAGCAGCTGGCGGCGCTGAAATCCCAATGGGGGGAGGCGCAGCCCATTGGATGATAGACGATGCTTTTTGTGCGGGCGAAACGGGGCGGAGGATCCGCTGGATCGGCACCACATCTTCGGCGGGGCGTACCGCAAGAAGAGCGAGCAGTACGGGCTGGTGGTGTATTTGTGCCACAGGAGGTGCCATATCTTCGCACCCAGCGCCGTACACCAGAGCGCAGGGCAGATGCAGCGACTGAAGCGCTACGGCCAGTTAAAGGCCATGGAGGAGCAGCACTGGACGGAGGAGGACTTCCGGCGGGAGTTCGGGAAGTCCTATTTGTAAGGGTCGATAGGGAGGAACGGAGATGAAGCACCTCGGTGATATTACGAAAATCAACGGTGCAGAAATTGAGATCGTGGATGTTATCACGGGCGGATCGCCGTGTCAGGATTTGAGCATTGCGGGAAAACGCGCCGGATTGGCCGGTGCAAGGAGCGGATTGTTCATGGAGCAGATCCGCATCGTAAAGGAGATGAGAGAGCATGACAGAGCGAACGGACGGACAGGTGACATGGTCCGACCTCGGTTTATGGTCTGGGAAAACGTGCCCGGAGCATTCAGCAGCAACAAAGGGCGAGACTTTGCGGCAGTCCTCGAAGAGATCATCCGCATCGCAGAGCCGGAAGCCCCCGATATTGAAGTGCCTGAAAAAGGCTGGCCAACCTGGGGGGGCTACCACGATGAAGTGGGAGGACGATGGAGCGTGGCTTGGCGAGTGCATGATGCGCAATACTGGGGAGTCCCCCAACGCCGCCGTCGTATCTCGGTTGTCGCAGATTTTGGAGGCGACACCGCAGGAGAAATACTCTTTGAGCGCAAAAGCGTGTCAGGGCATCCTGCGGAGAGCGGAACGGCGGGGGAAAGACTTGCCGGAAACGCTGAAAGCCGTGCTGGTAAAACAGAGCAATGCTTAACAGCATGGGACTGCCAAAGCAAACGGATTTTTGGCACAGAGGGAGAATCCCCGACGCTACAAGGTGGCGTTTGCGGGGGAGTAAATAATCCGGCGATTTTCTGCATGGGAACACAGCAAGGCGGGGCCGAGGTTCGAAGCGATGATAGAGCACCAACCTTGACCGCCGCTGCAGGAATGAGCGAAAACAATCAGCCGGTTGTATGCGCCGGGTTTAAACTCGGCAACAGCGAGCAAGCGCGAAGCATCGGATACGCCGAAGAGCAATCGCCAACGCTGAACGCAGAGTGTGGGGGGAATAAACCGGCGGTGCTGTGCCTGAACGATCAAGGCGGGAATGTGATGGGCGTGAGCCATGATGTTTCCGGGACGCTGAGAGCACAGGAGCATGGGCATCAGCCCACCGTGCTGGATATGAGCCGCGCCTGCGACGTCATCCGAGACTGCGGCGAGGTCGCACCAAGCTTGCAAGCACGCATGGGAACAGGCGGCAATCAAGTGCCGCTGACATATCAAATGCAGGGATTCGGCGATTACCGCGAGGGGGAAGTTGCAAGCAGCTGCAAGCAACGGGACTTTAAGGACAGCACAGACCTTGTGTGCGCTATTGACTGCCGAAACTTCCGTGAAGGCGGCGAAACAAACGGGACTTTGCAGGCAAAATCAAACGGAGGAACCAGCTACAATTTGCAGAACACCGTGAGAACGGGCATGATTGTGCGCCGCCTGACCCCGATGGAGTGTGAACGGCTGCAAGGCTTTCCTGACGGATGGACGGACATAGGCGAGTGGTACGATAGCCAGACCGGCGATGGCTATTGGGTCGATAGTTGTGGGAAACGACACAAAACGGCAGACAGCCCCCGCTATAAGGCACTGGGTAACTCCATCGCCCTGCCTTTTTGGGACTTCCTGGCAAAGCGTATCAGTGCGCAATATCTTCGCCCTGTTACGATGGGCAGCTTGTTTGACGGCATCGGCGGATTTCCGCTGGTGTTCGAACGGCACAACGGCAAGGGCACGGCTCGCTGGGCAAGCGAGATTGAGGAATTTCCTATCGCCGTAACAAAATTGAGATTTGGGGAGGATCGATCTGTGACAGCGCAGTGAAACTGCTATATCAACGCTATAACAACGAACACAACAAGGAGGATGCAGGAATGGACAAATTGCTTTACACAAAGAGAGAGGCGGCGAGGATGCTCTCCATCAGCGAGGACACGCTGGACGATCTGCGGCGCAGCGGGAAACTGAACGGCTACCGGATCGATGCGGGGAACCCCCGTGTGTACTTCCGCCCCGATGAACTGAAGGGATTTGCCGACGGACTGGAGGTGGCAGTATGCTGAACAGGATCGTGCTCATGGGGCGGCTGACCAAGAAACCGGAGCTGCGGCGCACCCAGAGCGGCGTGGCGGTGACCAGTTTCTCTTTGGCTGTGGAGCGGGACTATAAGTCCAAGAGCGGCGAAAAGGAGACCGATTTCATCGATGTGGTGGCATGGCGGCACGCGGCGGAATTTGCCGCCAAGTATCTGGACAAGGGCAGGATGGCGGCGGTGACCGGGTCGCTGCAGGGCCGCAGTTGGGAGGACAAGGACGGAAACAAGCGGCGCAGCATGGAGGTGCTGGCTGACAGCCTGTACTTTGCCGACAGCAAGCGGGAGGAGACCACCGGACGGGGCGTGGATGTGTCGGCGGATGACTTTCAGGAGGTCGAGGACGACGGCGACCTGCCCTTTTAACGGGAGGGCCGTGGGATGGAGCGAAAGCAATTTACTTGGTACCGGAGCTACTACGACGCACTGAAGGAGATCCCGGCGGAGGAGTTTCGGGCCATCGTGCTGGCGGTATGCGCCTATGCACTGGACGGAGAGGAGTCGGAGCTATCCGGTGTGGCGAGGGCCATTTTCACCCTGATCCGGCCCACGCTGGAGGTGGGCCGCAGCAAGGCGGAAAACCGCAGCCGGTCGGAACAAACGTTACTCTCCGACGAACAAGACAGCAACAAACGAGAACAAACGGAAAACAAACGAAAACAAACCGGCAACAAACGAAAACAAACCGACAACAAACCGGAACAAACCCGCAAGGAGAAAGAGAAGGAGAAAGAGAGAGAGAAAGAGAGTGAGAACGATAGTTATTGCTCCCCCCCTCCCCCCTCAGGCCCCAAGCGCTTTGTTCCGCCCACGCTGGCAGAGGTGCAGTCCTATGTGGCTGAACGCCAGTCACCCGTAGATCCGCAGGGCTTTATCGATTTCTACGCATCGAAAGGGTGGATGGTCGGCAAGACCCCCATGAAAGACTGGAAAGCGGCTTGCCGAAATGCAGAGACGTGGGAGCGGTGGAGCAGGACGGAAGACTCCGCGCCGCCCAAAAAGGGCCTTGCACAGGCTCTGACAGACCGGCAGATGGAAAAGTACATGGGATGGTGAGAGTATGGCCGGAGGACACGCAAAGGTACACGTGCGATGCCCCTATTACAGGACAGACAACGGCTCCCAGCGCATTGTGCGCGAGGGGGTGCTGGCGGACGATCCGGTGGTCAGCTGGATGCCGTCCCGTGAGGCGCTGCGGCGGCAGATCACCCGATACTGCGCCGGGGAATACTGGCTGTGTCCGCTGTGCGAGGCCGTGGACGGGAAATATGCAAGACGGGAGGAAGAAAGTGGAAGTGATCATGACCATCGGGCTTGCGCCGGTGACGAAGAAAAATAGCCAGCAGATCTTGGAAAATGCCGGAACGGGGCGGCCCTTCATCGCCCCCAGCCGGGCGTACCGGGAGTACGCCGAGGCGGCGGCATGGTGTCTGCGGACGTATCGGCTGGAGACCATACGGCAGCCGGTGGAGGTGAAGGCGCTGTTTTTCATGCCAACAAGGCGGAGGGTGGATCTGACAAACCTGTTGGAGGCGCTGGATGACGTGCTGGTGGAGGCGGGGGTGCTGGAGGACGACCACAGCGGCATCCTCGTCAGCCACGACGGAAGCCGGGTGCTGTATGACAAGCAGAATCCACGGACGGAGATCGTGATTCGGACGATGGAGGGAGGCGGTGAGACATGAGGCTGCGGCAGGGAGAGCCCTACCGGCTGCCGGAATGCCCCTGTGAGACTTGCCGGAAGCGGTCGAAGGATCTGGGCAGCTGCAGCCAGAGGATGGGCGGGCGGCAATGGCCCGGCTGCGCAGCGTGGATGGTGTGGTTCCGGCGGTGCTGGCAGATGGTAAAATGGGATGCCCCGGAGGCGGGGCAGGAAGGAGTATAGACATGGATGCAGTGGAGTTTATCCGGGAGCGAAACCGGATGTGTAAGCATTTTTGTTGGTGTGCCGAGTGCCCTGCGCATGGTGTGATATGCGGCACAATAGGGGAGGTGAATGACGCCGAAAGGCTTGTTCAGATCGTCGAGGAGTGGTCTGCTGCACACCCAGTCAAGACGCGGCAGAGCGTGTTTCTGGAGCAGTGGCCGGAAGCCCTAGTCGAAGATGACAGAGTCTTGGGTATATGCTCGGCGTTGATTTCCCTTTCACACAGAAGGAATGGAGGCGAGTGTATATCCCCTCGCAAGGAGTGCGGCGGATGTCGCCGTGAGTTCTGGATGCAGGAGGTGGAGTGAAATGACAAAGCAAGAAGCTGCTGCTATGTTAGTGCAGTTGTATGCAGACTACTCTACCCTGTGCGACAAATATGGGTGGCCTCCCAGTGATGGGATGTCAGAGGCAGTAGCAATAGCTGTGCAGTCGTTGAAGGAGGTGGAGTGATGGAACGACTGACGAAGCGAGACACCGATGGACAGGCAATCATGGACTGCGAGAAGTGCAAAGCGGATTGGACGGGTAAGCATGGTAAGCCGATGGTTGACTGCACCGCTCTGTACTGCCGCAATCGACTCAAGAATCGCCTCGCCGCCTACGAGGACACGGGGCTGACGCCGGAGGACTGCGCAAGAGCGACTGAGATTGACGATATTTTGCTGGACGAGTATTACCCAAGCGGAAGAATGCGCGAACTAATTAAGGCCGACAAGGCCGGTCGATTGGTGGTGCTGCCGTGCAAGGTGGGACAGCGGGTGTTTGCCTTGTTGGACACGGATAAGCATATAAGCGAGTGCGAGGTCAAGCAGATTGGTATGGGCAATAAAATCGGCTTTATTGGCCTTGAGCCAATAGGTGCCAGAGGGAGGGAGTATGGCGTAGCGCTAAACGGATTCGACAAGACCGTATTCCTCACCCGCAAGGAAGCAGAGAAAGCATTGGAGGCGATGAAGGATGGATGAACTGAAACCGTGCCCGTTCTGTGGCGGAGACGTTTGCTTTGACACGGCATACAGTTATTTCCGAGATAATATGCTCTACTGCGACGGATGCGACATGGTGTTTACTCTGGACGATTGCGCGGCATCCGACGATGACATCGTCAGAGCGTGGAACAGGAGGGCTGACAATGGCTGAATACATAGAGCGCACGGAAGAACTTATGCTTGCCATGAACGCCGGTGCGAGGGCAATCGAGAACACAAAGCGCTATCACGGTACTGTTTACACCAAGGATGTGTTCTCGGAGAACCCACAGGAAATCCCATACTTACAGGCCGCCAAAGTGCTGCGGGAAGTAAGTGATGCTCCTGCCGCTGATGCCGTTCCGGTGGTGCATGGACGGTGGACGCATCTTGGCGGAGACGAGTGGTGCTGCTCTGCGTGCGGCTTTGTCATCACCACTGAGGGAAGCTGGGATAAGCCTACTAAAAAATACTGCGAGGATTGCGGTGCCAAGATGGACGGAGGTGACGGCGATGCCGATGTGCGGTGACTGCAAATATGGGCAGGGCGCATGGAGAGATGACGGAATATGTTACGCCTGCCGTGATCAGGTATGGATTCCGGGAGCGCCACACAGAAAAGCCGGAGAGGAGGACTGACAATGGCGGAGTACATTGACAGGGGAACGTTTAAGAAAAGCGTCGAGGAGCGTTATTGTAAGCCGTGCAAGGCGGAGGGAAAAGACCACAACGGATGCTGGTGTCGTGCTTGTTGGGTTGACGATATGCTCGACGAGGTAGATTGTTTCCAGCCCGCCGATGTGGCCCCGGTGGTGCGGTGTAAGGACTGCGAGTGGTTTGCGGATAATAACGACGGGTCGTGGTTTGGTTGCTGGCTCTTTCAGACCATCCGGATTATCCCAGAAGATGCACCTAAACCTGACGATTTTTGTAGCTACGGTGAGCTGAAGATGGACGGAGGTGGAGATCGATGAAAGACGCAATGCTGGAAGCCTTAGAGGAAATCGAGAACGGTATGTGCCGCATTAAGGAGCGGCGTAGCATTTGGCAGAATAGCCTTGTATATGCTTTATGCCAAGCTGTGCGGCTGCTTCTGATGGACAAGATCAAGGAGGGACGGAAATGAGAATTGACGGCAAAACCCTACCCAACAACCCCATGAGGGCGTACCAGCAGGGCAAGCTGATGGGGACAAAGCAAAACATGGATTTGGTGTCCGAAGTGCTGCTTACAAAATTTGGATTCCACGTGTTGGAGGAAACGCCGGACAGCCACGACACTATGAGCGTTGAGTATCTGCAAAAATGCCTTGTGGAGCTGGTGGACGCAAAAAACAGTGGCTATGTGACCAAGAAGGATATTGCGGACGCTCTGCGGAGCGACTACAAACTAATTAACAACGCAGAGTAAGGAGGCTGGCATGAGCCGAAAACAGACGCTGCCGTATGATGTGCGGCTTGAGTGCATTGCCTATGTCAGAGGTTATCCACGGCGGGTACAGGCGTACAACGATGCAAGGAGCGAGATACTGAGCGGCGGGAACAGTGCAACAGAGGGTATGCCCCGCTCCCCCGGCATTGGTAGACCGGCAGAAAGCAAGGCGGAGCAGCTTGCCGCCATAGAAAACTGGCCGGAAACCAAGAAAATGCGGGCTGTTGAATATGCCATAGACCGATGTGGGCTGGATTTGGAGAGTGAGAGCATCCGTAAACAGCTTACACAGGGGATCATGCGCAACTGTCAGGGCAAGCATAAGTATTCCCGCAACAAGATTGTTGTTCCGGGGATAAGCGAAGCAACATTCCGCCGGAGAAAAGAAAGATTCCTGTTCGACATTGCTACATATTGTGGTTTTGCAGGAAAAGGTGAGCCAAATTCCACCTAATGATGTGCTACAATAGGTACAGTGGATGATAAGGAATAGTCATCCACCCGTCTTTCCACTCAACCCGTTTCCTCCATCTTATGCGCCGCCGGTATTGGGCGCACCTTCTGGCACCGAAAGGTCATACCGGTATAAACAGCCTGTAGGGAAACCTGCGGGCTGTTGTTATATGCCGTGCGCTCGTTGCACCCCAAGATCAGGGGCGGGAGGTCGCACCTCCCACACGGCACAAATATACGCGGGCGGAAGCTGGGAGGAATCAGCTCCGATAGTAAAATTTCGGGTTCGCAGGTTCGAATCCTGTCGCCTGCACAAGAGGCCGGGTAGCACCCGGACACTGTGAGACCGCAATCGTCACGGTCTTGCGTAAAGGCCGGAAACCTGCGCCAGCAGGAGCCGCAGGTAATCTGGGCAGCTCCTCACGCCGCGCTCCCAGTCCTCCAACGTGCGGGTGGGGATACAATAACGGGTGGCAAAGGCCACCTGCGACAGGCCGGTGTGCTGACGGATGTCCCGGATCGTCAGGTGGGCGGCGTCCCAGAGACGCACCAGCAGGTCGATGCGGTCTGCGGGTATGTCCGCGTCTGGTGCATCGCCCCAGACGGAGGACAGCGACCAGTCGGAGACAAAAGCGTCTCGGTCGGAAGAAGAAAGCGCTGCGCTGAACAAGGAAAAAAACAGTTTGTCTGTCATTTTTAGGATCCTTTCATAGTCAAAATTGTAAAAAAGGAAAAGCACCGAAAACCGATGCTTTTCCTGCGTTTGAAGGGTCTGTCCTTCTTGCTATTTCAATCCACGGCGGCAGGATCGAGCCGCACCAGATGCAAGCGCCTCTTGCATCCGACAGAAATAGTTTACCACGCTGCACAGGAAACGTCAAGCACCATCATGACCATGTTCCGCCCGCCGGATATGCGGCGTTTTCAATCTCCCACCGCTCTTCCTGCGTCAGGGTGTTGGCGATCATGTCCGCGATCTGCTGCTGGGTCTTGTATCGTACCGCAATACCGACCTTCGTGACGTCATCGTCGTGGTAGACCGTCCATTCCTCCCGATCCCAGTGGTACTTGCACCAGACGTCGCCGGTAGACTTGTCGTAAAAAATCTCCACATACTCCCCCGTGCGGGAGCCGAGTCCCTTGGTGAAGTTGGAGGCGTTGGCCAATGTCTCCTGGTTGATGTTCCGTCCGTGGGTGTCGATCCCCATGCTCCGTTCCTCCTGTCAAAGATTTTCATGGGCGGGGCTGGTTGGGCCAGCCCCGCACGCAGCGTACCTGCTATCAGGCAATCAGCTCTGCTGCCGTAGCGGCCACGCGCTCCTCGGCGGCGCGGATGCTGTCCGCCTTGCTGTAGGTGTGGGCCACCGGGTCGTCCCGGTAATCGTGCGCGGCGAAGGCGTCCGCTGCGGCCTTGCTGTCAAACCATGCCTCCCGGCAGAAGCTGGATCCCCATACTGCGTAGGTGACGGAATAAAAAGTCTTTTTCATGATATTTTCCTTTCTGCCGCTGTGCGGCTGCACTCTTTTTTGATCTGTCTATATATTACCACGCATTGCGTGGTTTGTCAAGTGGGAAAATTAAAAAATGAAAAATGACACAAGTTTGCACATATTTTTCCGGGAGCCAGCATGGGACAATAGAGCTGGCGGAAGCCCAGATCGCCAAAAATTTCTATGCGGCATAGGTGCCCCGTAAGGGGAGACCACAGCGAGTGACGGGGACTTTCCCTGAAGCGCTAAAGCAGGGCAGGACTGCAATGCCGCACAAACAATGCGCTGGCAGACCGCTGCAAGGGATGCGTCCCAAATAGTCTGCTTACTTCAAACAATTCCAGCGAGCCAAAAGGCTCAATATGCGGGCACATGTACCAAGGTGGCGACGCGGTCTCCAAAACCGTGTGTGGTGGGTTCAATTCCCAACTGTCCGTGCCAAATGTATGCTACCGCATTGCGGCACCACGGAAGGGTAAGACCGCTACATGGGGCTTGCCTGTGCGCTGTATGAAAGCGGCAGGCCGAAAATTATTTGGCTGGCTCCGGCCTATGGATAAAGAAACGGATGCGACCGATATACCGGCGCAGGGCTGAAAAGTTCCGTGGGATACCGGCATTGCTGCACTCTGCGCGAGTGCCGAGGCGTTCAATGGATGTGGCGTGGTGGCGGCAATCTTATGATTAGGCCGCTGTGTAAGCAATTCAAACAGGGTGCAATGCCGGAACCTGTGAAAAAGCGCGGCGCGGTTTGGTGCCGAAATAACTGTGTAACCCATGTTTGAGAGCTTCCAGAAGGCCGCATGGGAGGGGAAAGACTGTTACTGTAGCCAAGGGGTGGGGGCTGGTGACAAAACAGGAGGAAAGCATGGAAATCACAAAACGGCGGCTTGCGGATATTGTGCCGTATGCCGGCAACGCAAAAAAGCATGATAAACGGCAAATCAACAATGTTGCGGAGAGCATCAAGCAATACGGCTTTGTGCAGCCGATTGTGATTGACCGTGATGGAGTTATCGTCATTGGGCATTGCAGAGCGTTGGCTGCTCAGAAATTGGGCATGGAAGAAGTGCCCTGTGTCTGCGTGGACGATCTGACACCGGAGCAAGTGAACGCCCTGCGGCTGGTAGATAACAAGAGCAACGAGAGTGATTGGGACTTCGATCTGCTGGCTGATGAACTGCCTGGTCTCGACCTGTCGGCGTTTGACTTTGACTGGGGGCTGCCGGAAGATACAACGGATGAAGTCGCTGAGGATGAAGCACCGGAGGTTGACGAAGAATCTGACCCAATTACAAAACTGGGCGATATTTGGAAGCTTGGGCGGCACCGGCTTATGTGTGGAGACAGCACGTCTGCGGAATGTGTACAAAAGCTCATGGGGGGGGCACAAGCAGATCTTTTGCTTACAGACCCGCCATATAACGTTAATTATGGTTCGGTTAGAGATGTGAGCGAAGCCGTTAAGCGGCACCGTAGGACAGACGGGCTGATTATAAAGAACGACAACATGGAAGACGAGACATTCAGACAATTCTTGACTGACGCATTTACGAATGCAAACGAGGCGATGAAGCCAGGGGCAGTCTTTTACATTTGGCACGCAGATAATGAAAGCTACAATTTTAGAGGTGCGTGTAGAGATGTAGGGTGGAAAATCAGGGAATGCCTAATCTGGAATAAGAACACATTCTGCATGGGTAGACAGGACTACCAGTGGAAACACGAGCCGTGCCTATATGGATGGAAGGATGGGGCTGGGCACTTGTGGGCAAGCGATAGAAAGCAGACAACCGTTATTGATATTGACAAGCCGAGCAAAAGCGAATTACACCCAACCATGAAGCCCGTTGCCTTATTCGACTATCAAATCAAGAATAACACCAAGGGCGGTGACATCGTGCTCGATCTGTTTGCTGGAAGCGGTACAACCGTTGTTGCGTGCGAACAGAACGGCAGAAATGCTTATGTTATGGAGTTTGACCCGAAGTATTGCGATGTGATCGTAAAACGGTGGGAGAACTTGACCGGAGAAAAGGCGGTGCTTCTGCATGACTGATGCTCAGGCGACTGTGCGGAGGATGTTGAAGAAAAACCAGCAGTATTTATCCACACAGCAGATGAAAACACTGAACGGGCTGATTAAGTCCGGCGATATTACAGGGGCCATGAATGGCCTGCATACATTGGTGGCGAGAAAGCTGACTGCGAGAAAGGAGGGCGCGTATGGCAAGGCCAAGAAAGGAAATAGATCAGAAGCAGTTCGAGAACCTCTGCGGCCTGCAATGCACGCTTGAGGAAATCTGCGGCTGGTTTGACGTGACCGATAAAACGTTGGATAGTTGGTGTAAGCGCACCTATCATGCCAGTTTTTCCGAGGTATTTAAGCAAAAGCGAGGAGCGGGGAAAATTTCGCTGCGTCGGAGCCAGTGGCAGCTTGCGGCAAAGAACGCAAGCATGGCGATTTGGCTGGGGAAACAGTACCTTGGGCAGCGCGATATTGTGGAGCTGGGTTTGCCGACTGACAACACGCAGGATGACGCATTGAGTGTGAGCCTGCGTGAAATGGCGGAAGGGTTGGAGAGCGATGATTAGCCCGAAGCAGCAGAAAATCCTTGCTTTCCCCTATTCCAAGTATGACGCGCTGATCTGCGACGGTGCCGTGCGTTCCGGCAAGACCTCTATCATGATGTGGGCGTTCGTCCGCTGGGCGATGGAGAATTTCAGCGGTCAGCGCTTCGGCGTGTGTGGCCGCACGGTGGATAGCTGCACCAAGAACATCATCGTGCCGTTCACGGCGATGAGCCTTGCAAAGGAACGTTATCTCATCCGCTGGCGGCGCGGCGACAAGGTGATGGAAGTGCGGCGCGGAGCCGTGACGAATTACTTTGAGGTGTTCGGCGGCAAGGATGAGGCCAGCTATACGCTGATCCAAGGCCGCACGCTGGCGGGGGCGCTGCTGGACGAGGTGGTGCTGATGCCGCGTTCGTTCGTGGAACAGGCATTGACCCGCTGCTCGGTAGATGGTGCAAAGCTGTGGTTTTCCTGTAACCCGGGAAGTCCACAGCATTGGTTTTATACAGAGTGGATACAGAGGAACAAAGAGCGGAACGCGCTGTATCTGCATTTTGAAATGACGGACAACCCCGGGCTGTCGCAGAAAACGCTGGAGCGGTATCAGTCGATGTTTACGGGCGTGTTTTATGATCGTTACATCCGTGGACTGTGGGTGCTGGCCGAGGGGCTGATCTATCCCATGTTTGACGAGAGCTGCATTGTGGACGAGCTGCCGGAAAAGGGAGAATACTATGTTTCCTGCGACTACGGCACACTTAACCCGTTTTCTGCAGGGCTGTGGTGCTGGGACGGCAAGACGGCCACACGCGTCCGCGAGTATTACTATTCCGGGCGCGAGAACCAAAAGAACAAGACAGACGAGGAATACGCTGACGAAATTAAAAAGCTCATTGGCGAGGCGGATGTCAAAAGCATTATCGTTGACCCGTCTGCCGCTTCGTTTATCGAGGTCTTGCGGCGGCGCGGTTATATGGCCCGCAAGGCCAACAACGATGTGACAAACGGGATTATGACTACGGCGCGGTTTTTGCAAGACGGCATTCTCAAAGTGCATCGTGGCTGCAAAGACTGCATCCGCGAGTTTGGGCTATATCGGTGGGACGAAAAATCCGCCGACGACAGGCCAATCAAGGAAAACGACCACGCAATGGACGAAACGCGCTATTTTGCCTATACGATTTTGAAAAATAAGGCGTATAAGCGCGATTATGTCCCCATTTGGAGCAGATAGGAGTGAGAGGCCATCAAAACTTACAATGACCTTGTTGCGGTCGGAGAAAGTGATCAGGCGCGGATTGGGTTTATTCGCGGAGCAATCAACGAGCATCGAAGCTCACACGCATACAAGACGGCGGCGGATGCTGAGGAATATTACAATGGCCTGAATCCGACCATTAACCGCTATGAAAAGATCATCTACGATATGCAGGGCCGTGCCCACACGGATATGTGGACGGCAAACCATAAGCTGGCCAGCCGCTTCTTCGGCCTGGCGGTGGATCAGGAAGTTTCATATCTGCTGGGCAACGGCGTAACCTTTGCGGAGAAGGAAACGCCGAACAAGCTATGTCCGGACTTCGACCAGGAAGTCATGGATGCAGCGCGTGAAGCGAAAATCGCAGGCGTGTCCTTCGGCTTGTGGGATCTGACGCATTTGCGGGTGTTCTCTCTGCTTGAGTTCGTCCCCCTCTATGATGAAGAGGACGGTGCAATGAAAGCCGGTATCCGGTTCTGGCAGGTGGCACAGGATAAGCCTCTGAGAGCGACGCTGTATGAGATCGACGGATTTACCGAGTATTTCCAGCCCAGCGGCGAGGATATGGCCGTCATGCAGCCAAAGCGCAGCTATAAGCTGATCGAGCGCAAGGCGGAAGTCGGCGAAACAGAGATTTACGACGGCGGGAATTATCCGAGTTTCCCCATCGTCCCGCTGAAAAACAACAAGCGGTGTCTCTCCGAAATCGTCGGCAAGCGCAACACCATTGACGCGCTGGATCTGGCGTCCTCGAACATGGTTAACAATGTGGATGAGGGCAACCTGATTTATTGGGTGCTGTCTAACTGCAACGGCATGGACGACCTCGACGATGCAAAGTTTGTGGAGCGCTTGAAAACCACGCACGTTGCCCACGCCAACGGCGATGATGGCGCAAAGGTGGAGAGCAGGACCATCGAGGCGCCGTATGAGGGCACCAGCAGCACCATTGATATGCTCAAGAAAAAGCTATACGAGGATTTTCAGTGCTTTGACGCGGCGGCGGTATCTGCCGGGAACCAGACGGCGACTGCGATCAAGGCCAGCTATGTGCCGCTGGATCTGAAAACAGACAAGTTTGAATCCGAGGTCACGCGGTTTATTGTGGAAATCCTGCGTCTGGCGGGCATTGAGGACAAGCCGACTTACACGCGCAACCAAATTATCAACAAGAGCGAGGAAACGCAGAATATCCTTCTGGGCGCGGCGTATTACGATGACGAATACATCACGAAGAAGCTGCTGACCATCAACGGCGATATTGACCAGTATGAGGACATGGCAAAGCGGAAGGCGGCGGAGGAAATCGGCCGCAGCTTTGTGAATTTAACTGGCACAGAAGAAACGGAGGTAGAGTAATGGGCGGTAGAGGCGGAGCAGGTGGCGGTGTGGGAAGTGGCGGTTTGCCAAAAGTGCAGCGCCCTGTGGAGAGTTTCCCAGCACTAACTGGAACCGAAAAGCAAGTCAAGTGGGCCAATAAAATCAGAGATGAAGTTTACGATACACTCGTTGGAGAGATGTATAAAACAGAATCTGGGTTCAGGACAGAGGCGCCGAACTATATCACATCGGCTAAAGGCATGCAAACATGGGTAAAACAAACGCGAGATGCTTTCCAAACGGCTAATAGCAAAATATTGAAAGAAAAAGTAAACAATAGCATAGACAGTTTACGCAGAGCATCCGATCAGTACGGTCGCATTCGAGCGTTGATTGAAAAAGAAACAAGCGCGAAATTCTGGATTGACCATAGAAGCACACACCCCGGCGACCCTGCATGGAAAGCGTTTAAGAAGAAGATAATCGGTTATTAAGATAGCATGATTAACTTTGAAAATCTGGACAAAGCCACATTCCCCGGTGTTGGGAAGTACGACATTCCGCAGATCGAGCCGGTCAAGGCGTACCCGCAGGGCGAGTTTATCCCCGTAAATTACCATTACACGGCGAAAGATACGGGAAGCAAGGTCGTGCATTTCTTCGTGGACGATTACCAATTCATTCGATACTGGAATACGCCGGACAAGCACATTCCAAAGCTGTCGCAGTTTGCGGCGGTGTGCGCACCGGACTTCTCTACATACACGGATATGCCGCTTTCGATGCAGATATACAACCATTACCGCAAGCACTGGCTGGCAGCATACTGGCAAATGCACGGCATGACGGTCTATCCAACGATCTCATGGAGCGACGAGAACAGTTACGATTGGTGCTTTGATGGTGAGCCTGTTGGTGGAATTGTTGCGGTTAGTTCAGTAGGCACACAGCAGAATAAGGAAAGCAAGCAGCTGTTTCTGCGCGGCTACGAGGAAATGATGAAGCGGCTCTCGCCGGAATGGGTGATATTTTACGGGAAAGTGCCGGAGGAATGCGACTGGAATGTAATTCGAGTAAAACCGCACTATGATGATATTGTGAAACGGAGGCAGAAATGCCAAACGAAGACCTCGGTCACAATCTGACCGACAAGGAACTTGCAAAGCTGGAACGGCGCATTGCGAAGTTGTACCGTGAGGCTGGGGAAGAGATGCAAGCTACCATAGACGCATACTTTGAGCAATTCAAAAAGCGCGACGAGGAAATGAAGGCGCTGATCGGAACTGTGCAGAACGGCAAGGAATGGACGGAGGCCGACTATAAGCAATGGCGGCTCAACCAGATCGGGCGCGGGGAGCGCTATCAGGCCATGCGCGATAAGGTGGCGCAGAGGGCGACCGATGCAAACGCTGTGGCGGTTTCCTATACCAACGATGCGACGCCCGGTATTTACAGCCTGAACCGCAATTATGCGGCTTACACCATTGAACAGGTCGCTGGGAATATCGGCTTTGACCTGTGGGACGAGCAGACGGTAAAGCGGCTTATGGTAGAGCAGCCGGACTTAATGCCGTACTACCCAAAGGACAGGGCACTGAAACGCGGTATCGACCTCGCGTATGGCAAGAAGCAAATCACGGCAAGCGTCACCAGCTCCATCTTGCAGGGAAAGAGCATCAAGCACATGGCGGATGATCTGCAAAAGCGCATTACCACCATGAGTCGCGATTCCGCCATCCGCACCGCCCGCACAGCCGTGACCGGCGCACAGAACGCCGGACGCATGGACAGCTATGCGGCAGCGGAAAAGATGGGCATTAAGCTCAAAAAAGAATGGTTGGCTACGCTGGACGCGCGTACACGCCACTCTCATGCCATGCTTGACGGCGAACAAGTGGCGCAGGACAAGAAGTTTTCTAACGGTTGTCGTTTTCCCGGCGACCCACAAGGGCCACCGTGGGAGATATATAACTGCCGCTGTACGCTGATTGCCGCCGTGGATGGGGTAGATACCTCATCGGCGCAAAGACGCGCCAGAAACGCCGATACGGGCGAAACAGAGGTTATCTCGAATATGTCCTATGCAGAATGGGAGCGGCAGAAACGCGGAGAGGGGTATTTGCAGAGATGAGCGTTACAATCCAAGACCACAGCGCGGAGGTTTCCGCTGAGATCAAGGCGGCGCTGCTGCGCGGGCTTGAAAAGTGCGGACTGGTGGCAGAGGGATATGCAAAAAAGCTGTGCCCCGTTGACACCGGCAATCTGCGCAACAGCATTACTCATGTGGTAGACGAGCAGGAACCGGCGGCAATCATCGGAACGGATTCTGAGTACGGTGCGTATGTGGAATTAGGAACCGGCATTTACGCCGAAGGTGGCGGCGGACGGCCTACACCGTGGGTGTATCAGGACGCAAAGGGAAATTGGCATTACACGCGTGGCAACAAGGCACAGCCGTTTTTGAAACCTGCTGCCGCCGACCATGCCATCCAATACCGGAAGATATTGGAGGACGAACTGAAATAGGAGCTAATTGCTTACAAATTGTATGCAGTTGGCTCTTTTTGTTAATTACCGCAAAGGACAGCGGTTTTTATAAAACTATCGTTTCCGAAGGAACGGAACCGAAGAAAAGGAGATAGTGTCATGGCACTTACACGAAAACTTTTGAAGGGTATGGGGCTTACCGATGAGCAGGTTGATACCATCATCGAGGCGCATACCGACACCGTGGACGGCCTCAAGGCGGATGTGACCCGCTACAAGGCCGATGCGGGGAAGCTGCCCGGCGTTCAGAAGCAGTTGGACGACCTCAAGGCAGCGGGTGACGGCGGTTACAAGGAGAAGTACGAGAAGGAACACTCGGCCTTTGAAGCCTTTAAGACCGACATCACGGCAAAGGAAAGCAAGGCGGCAAAGGAAAAGGCCGTGCGTGCTTACTTTGAGAGCAAAAACATCACCGGTGCGAATTTGGACCTTGCGATGCGCGGCTGTGGCGAAGAAATGGCCGCATTGGAGATGGACGGCGACAAGATCAAGGACACCAAGAGCCTTGATGCACTCGTAGACGGCACCTACAAGGGGCTTGTCTCCACCACACAGACGCACGGAGCGAATCCCGCCAACCCCCCGGCAAACACCGGCGGCGCAAAATCCCGAGAGGACATCTACAAGAAGGACGATAAGGGCCGCTATGTGATGTCCACGGCGGAGCGCCAGAAAGCGCTTGCTGATCTGATGGCAAGCGAAAACAACTGATTTTTTGAAAGGAGCTATTTATGGCTGCGAAAACTAACGTTACAACTTCCGCACAGTTTACCACTTCCGCACGAGAGGTGGATTTCGTGTCCCGCTTCGCTGATAACTGGGACGCACTGCGCAACATCATGGGCATCATGCGTCCCATCCGCAAGGCGCCCGGCACGAAGCTGGTTTCCTACAAAGCCAGCGTGGACGGCGCTCTTAAGGGCGGCGCCGTGGCCGAAGGCGATGAGATCCCCTTCACCAAGATGAAGGTTGATCCTGTTGCATACGGCGATATCGACATTTCCAAGTACGCCAAGAGCGTGACCATCGAGAGCGTGGCGAAGTACGGCGCCGACGTTGCCGTGGAAAAGACCGACGAAGCGTTCCTCGTGGCCTTGCAGAACAAGGTTCTGACCGACTTCTACACTTTCCTCGGCACCGGCACGCTGAAGCTGACCGAGAAGACCTGGCAGCGTGCGCTGGCTATGGCCAAGGGCAAGGTTCTGGAAAAGTTCGCGGGTCTTGATAAGGACGTGACCGAGGTGGTAGGCTTCGCCAACATTATCGACGCTTACGATTACTTGGGCGATAAGGAAATCACCGTGCAGACCATGTTCGGCCTGAACTATGTGGAGAACTTCATGGGCTACCGCACCCTGTTCCTGCTGCCCGATAAGTACATCAAGGCCAAGACGGTGATCGCACTGCCGGTTGAAAACATCGACCTGTACTATGTGGATCCCAGTGACAGCGACTTTGCTAAGCTGGGCCTGAACTACACCGTGAAGGGCGAGACGAATCTGATCGGCGTTCATGTGGACGGCGATTACAGCCGCGCCACCGGCGATATGTACGCCATCATGGGTATGAAACTGTGGGCAGAGTATCTGGACGGCATTGCCGTGGCTACCGTTTCTGTGGCCGGCGCGGGCTAAATAGGAGGGCAGCGTAATGCTTGAACAAGTCTTACGGCACTTGAACAACTGGTTCCTTGTGGAGATTCACGAGGGCACGTTTGCCGTGGAGAACGGCAGCATTGCGCTGCCCTTTCTCCTGAACAATCAATATTTCCGCATCTGCGGCTCTGTGTTTAATGACGGTCTGCATCAATATCCGGCGGCTGACCTTACGGATGAAACCTTTACCGGAACGGTGTGGGTGTTGGCTGTTCCGAAGGCTGTGGTTGTGCTTGCCGAAGATATCGCCGCATGGGAAGAAAAGAACGGTGAAGCCGTTTTAAGCCCGTACACGAGCGAAAGCTTCGGCGGGTACAGTTACACAAAGGCAAGCGGCGGAAATGCCGACACGAGCGCCGGGACGGGCTGGCAGGGCGCTTTTAAAGGCCGGTTAAATGACTGGCGCAAGCTCAAGGGGGTGGAACCGTGAGTTTACTGGACGATTTTGCCCACAAGTGCATTTTGATGGAGAAAAAGCGCACGCCTGACGGAGCGGGCGGCTACATCACCGCGTGGGAAGAGGGAGCGGAGTTCCTCAATTACCAGTCTCTTGACACATCGATGGAGGCGCGAAAAGCGGAAAAGGACGGTGTTACCTCGGTATATTCCGCACTGGTCAATCAGCGCGTTCCCATCGAGTACAACGATTATTTCCGTGACGCGGAAACAGGGCTGACTTACCGCGTGACCTCTAACCCCGAGGAAAAGGCCGCGCCGAGGTCTGCGGGAGCGACCATTAAGGCGCTGAAATTCTTCACAGCGGAACGAAGGGAGTTGCCGAAATGACAAAGGATAAGGCGCTCCACGCATGGTTTTCTCAATTTCTCCCGGCGTATCCAACCTCTAATGTGCCGGAAGACGCGACCTTCCCTTGGCTGACCTATGAACTTATTACAGGCTCGTGGGAGAGCGGGGAAATCGGCCTGACGGTAAACCTCTGGTACTACACGGAAGGCGAGGCGGTGCCCAATGCAAAGGCACAGGAGATCTCCGACGCCATCGGTATGGGCGGCTGTATGGTGCCCTATGACGGCGGGGCTATGTGGATCAAGCGTGGGTCTCCGTGGTGCCAGAACATTGCGGACGAGAGCAACAAAAACATCAAGCGGCGGTACCTCAACGTCACGGTTGAATATCTGTCGCAGAACTGATGAAAGGACGAAACTATGAAATTTACGAAAATTCCTTCTGACGCGTTTCAGAAATTGCAGATCAACGCCGGTATTCTGACCACCGATTTTACGCCGTCTACCGGGGAGATCGGTGCGGCTGGCCAGATCGGTGCAACCACCGGCGGTGTGAACTTTACGGCAACGCCCACTTTCACCGACTTTGGCGAAGACATTGACAACTGCCCGAAGAACATGAAGGAGTTTAAGCGGCAGGATATGGTGGAGGCGAAGATGTCTGGCACGTTTATCAACGCCGATACGAAAACGGCAAAGTTGCTGTGCGGTGCGGCGGACATTGATGCCAGCGACACGACGAAGGTCGTTCCCCGCACGGACCTCAAGGACAGCGATTTTACCGACATTTGGCTGGTAGGCGACTACTCCGACAAGAACGGCACGAAAAACGGCGGCTTTATCGCTATCCATATGCTAAACGCGCTTTCCACGGGCGGTTTCCAGCTCAAGACGGCAGATAAGGCCAAGGGTCAGTTTGCCTTTGAATTTACGGCGCACTATTCTCTTGCGGAGCAGGACAAGGTCCCGTATGAGATCTACATCAAGGCGGGTACGGAGGAAACAGCATGAAACTTTCTGATATCCAGGGAGACCGCGTATTTGATGTGATCGCGGACATCATCGACCCCATAGCCAACATTGCGGAGGACAAGAAAGCCTCTGCCATGTTTCGGCGTGAAAAGCTGCCGGAGGGCATGACGGCGAAGCGGTTTATGATGCAGAGGGCGCGGAAAGCGCTCCCTGTGCTGCTTAAAGACCACAAGGGCGATATTATTGCCATTCTTGCTGCGATCGAGGGTGTGAGCGCGGACGCTTACAAGGATGCGCTGAACCTTGTGAAACTGTCGCAGGACACGGTGGAGCTGTTGACCGATGATGCATTCATCGAGCTTTTTCTCTCGGCGCAGAGCGAGAACTCCTCTGGCTCTGCGCAGGAGAATACCGGGGAAGCCGACGAGTAAGGCCGTTTCTGCGCTACTGCATAGCGCGGCTCAATGAAAAGGCAAAAACTGACGCTTATCGCATCTATATGTCGGACGCGTTGCGCATTGTGACTGAAAACACGGCGCGTGTCGCCAGCGGGAACTATGGCAGCGGGAACTATATTAAAGTGCGATACGCCGACATTGTTGAGCCAAAGAAACAGGACGACAGGACTTGCGAAGAAATTACCGCCGATGTAGTCGCGCGGTGCGGATTGGTGGTGAAAGAATGAACCTGCTCGATCTTTTTGTGAAAATCGGTGTGGATAACAGTGATGTAGATAAAGGCTTTTCGGAAACGAGCAGCAAGGCAGAATCTCTTGCCGGGAAACTAAAAGGTGGCCTTGCAACTGCGGCAAAGGTGGGCGCTGCGGCCCTGGCAGCTGCGGCTACTGGCGTGGCGGCGCTGACCAAAGCGTCCATTGACCAATATGCCGAGTATGAGCAATTAGTGGGTGGCGTCGATACCCTCTTTAAGACTGCATCGGACAAGGTGCAGGAGTACGCCGCAAACGCATACAAGACCGCTGGCATGAGCGCCAACGAATATATGGACACGGTGACCAGTTTCTCGGCCTCCCTGCTCCAGAGCCTTGGCGGAGATACGGATAAAGCAGCTCAGAAGGCGGATCAGGCCATCACCGACATGGCAGACAACGCCAATAAGATGGGCACCGGCATGGAGATGATACAGAACGCCTATCAGGGTTTTGCGAAGCAGAACTACACCATGCTGGACAACCTAAAGCTCGGTTACGGCGGCACCAAAGAGGAAATGGAGCGTCTGCTTGCGGACGCGGAGAAGCTGTCTGGGCAGAAGTTTGATATTTCGTCCTACTCCGACATCGTAGATGCCATCCATGTGGTGCAGACGGAAATGGGCATCACTGGCACCACGGCAGCAGAGGCAGCGAGCACCATCGAGGGCAGCGGTGGGTCGGCAAAAGCCGCATGGGCAAACCTGATAACCGGCATTGCAGACGACAACGCAGACCTTGATACGCTGATTGGCAATTTTGTCAGCAGCGTGGAGACGGCGGCTGGAAATATTATTCCGCGCGTTAGTGCCATCTTGGGCGGCATTTCACAGCTTGTTACATCTGCATCTACCACTATTATTCCGATGGTCATAACAACCATCACAGACAACCTGCCTTCGCTTTTGCAGGCGGCGGCTGCGCTTGTCGGCGCATTGGGACAGGGTATCATTGATAGCCTACCTGCAATTACGCAAGCAGCAATCGACATTCTTTTCTTCCTTTCGAATGGCCTGATAGAAAACCTGCCCACGCTTATTGACGGCATTGTGCAAGTGACCATGACGATTGTGCAGATGCTGACAAGCCCGGACTTTTTGACGCAACTCATTGAAACGGCAATCTTGCTGATTACGACGCTTGCGCAGGGCCTGATTGACGCGATTCCGCAGCTTATCGCGGCAGTACCTCTGATTATTGGCAACTTGCTCGCCGCAATCATTGTGGAGCTGCCCAACATCATCCAGATGGGCATTGATCTTCTGTTTGCGCTGATTGACGGAATTATCAAGTGCATCCCGGAGCTGGTCGCGGCAGTCCCTACGCTGATTATTGCGTTCATCAACGGCATCGTGAACAACCTTGACAAGATCATCCTTGCAGGTCCGCAGATTATTGTATCGCTGATTACCGGCATTATCGGGGCAATCCCGGAATTGATTGCAGCCGTCCCGCGCATTATCGCTGCCATTGCCGACACAATCAGAAACTATGACTGGGGCGGCATCGGTAAAAACATCGTTCGGGGCTTAAAAAACGGCATCGCCGGAATGTGGGGCAATATAAAAAGCTGGTTCAGTGATAAGGTAAATGGGCTGGTTAGCGGTGTGAAAAAAATCCTTGGTATTGCATCCCCGTCCAAGGTCTTTGCGGGCATCGGCGGCTTTATGGCCGAAGGTCTGGGCGAGGGCTTTGACGATCAATTCAAGTCCGTAAAAAAGGACATTGAGGGCAATATGAGCTTTGACGCTGGCACCATTACAGCAGATGCAAACATCATCAGAAACTATACAAGTGGCTCTTACGGAGGGGGCGGCGATTCCGGCAGAATTGTAATGCTGCTGGAACAGTATTTACCTATGTTGGCAAATATGAAAGTCATCATGGACAGTGGTCAGGTTGTCGGTTTGCTTGCCCCAGGCATGGATGAAGAACTGGCCAAAATCAATGCGAGGAGGGCAAGGGCTGTATGATAGGAAAAGTATTTTTTGACGGAAAAGACACTTACGCAGAATACGGCCTGTTGCTTGCAAGCAAGTCCATTTCTCTGCCGGAAGTCCGCACGAATATGATTGATGTTCCGGGCCGGGATGGCCTGCTGGACGCTTCCGAAGTGTTGACCGGCGAAGTGACCTACAAAAACCGCACCATTGCACTGATACTCACCGGCGTGGACACGGTGAGCGGCAAGAAATGGCCTGCCACGCTTTCTGACTTCTGCAACAAAGTCCACGGCAAGCGCGTGAAAGTGACCTTCCCCGAGGACACCGCCCATTATTACAGTGGGCGGTGCTCCGTTGGGCAGGTGGAGCTTGTCAAAATAAAGCAGACAATTCCCGTTACTGTTGATTGCGATCCGTGGAAATACAAGAAAGAGAAAACAACTGTGACACGGGCTGATTTGGGAACGGCATATAAACAGCTTACGCTACCGAATGAAAGCCGCCCGGTTATTCCCACAATCACGGTGGCGCAAGATACCGTATTACTTTGGGACAACAACACCATCAATGCCAGCGCTGGAGATCACATTTTCCCCGCCATTCGGCTTGCGGCTGGCAGCAACAGCCTGAAGGCGAAGGTGGCCAGCGGCACCGGTAGCATCACCGTTACATATCAGGAGGCCAGCCTGTAATGTACCAACTAAAATATCAAAACTATATCCTGTATGACCCGCGCCTTGCGGATGAAAAACTAATCATCCGTGACCCCTCTGTGAAGCTGGCGGTCAGCAAGGCCGGGGAAATGTCCTTCACAGTGGATGCAGACCATCCGTATTTAAGCAATCTTCGGCGCATGAGCGGCCTTGTGGAGCTGCTGGACGGCACTTTTCCTATATATAGGGGGAGAATAACCAGCGATATAAAAGACTTCTACGGAGCACATAAAATCGCAACAGAGGGCATTATGGCGGCGCTGAATGACAGCATCATCCCACCGTTCAACTTTCCGGAAGATTTCGAGAATGACACTGCTTATAAGGTCGTAGCCGCAAGCGGGAATGTGGTTGACTTCTTCTTCCGCTGGATTTTAGGGCAGCACAACAGCCAAGTGTCCGCAGAGCAGCAGATCAGGCCCGGAGTGTGTACCGTAACAGACCCGAACAATTACATCACACGCAGCTCTGAGGAGTACGCCACGGCGATGTCCACGATATCCGACAAGCTGATTAAATCGGCTTTGGGCGGGTATCTCCTGATTCGATATGAGGATGACGGGAACTATCTGGATTATTACGCTGCGTTGCCGCTCACAAATACGCAGTCTGTGGAATTTGCTGAGAATCTCCTTGACCTTTCCAGCGAGACGGACGGAACAAACATTTACACCGCTATTCTGCCAGAGGGCAAGGACGGCTTGACTATCGAAGCGCTGCCAGATGGTGATTTGACAGATGACCTTGTTAAATCCGGGCTTACTATTTATAGCAAGTCTGGCATGGCCACATACGGGCGCATTACCCGGCACATCAAATGGGATGATGTGACTGTTGCCGCCAACCTTCAGACCAAGGCGAAGGCGGCGCTGGCTGACAATGGCCTGTCCATGCCGGAGACCATCACCTGCAAGGCAGTTGATTTGGGCTGGCAAGATGGCATCCAGCATTTCCGGGTGGGCCGGATGACGGCCCTTTTCAGCACTCCGCACGGCTACAGCGCGTCCTATCCGCTGATGGAGTTGGCCCCGGATATTCTTGACCCCGGCAACACACAAATCACGCTGGGCGCTACCCAGCAAACCTACACGGGGGCGCAGATAGATGCCAAGCGTGAAACGGATAAACGCATCGAAAGCACACGGCAGGAGATTTCTGAGCGGGTGGACGAATCTTCAAGCCAAGTGATTCAGGCCACACACCAGCAGATTACCGATCTGCAGCAGAATGTCAACTCCATCATCCTGTCCGCTCTGGAAAACTATGTAGAAACCGGGGATTTTGACAGTTACAAAGAGGAGGTCAGCACAAAGCTGTCTGTGCTGACTGACCAGCTGAGCATTGACATCACTAAGGTAACCGAGCGCATTGACAAGGTGGACGGCGATCTGCAAAGCAAGTACAGCGAGATCACAAAGGCTTTCCGGTTTACGTCTGACGGCCTAATCATTGGCGAAACGGGCAATGAAATCCTGCTGCGGCTGGATAATGATGTGTTGCAGTTTGTCCGCAACAACACACCGGAGTTGCAGATCACCGCAGAGGGCGTGGAAGCAATGCGTATCAAGGTATCTATCCTCTGCATCGGAAACGTGGTTTGGACGGAGGACGAAAACGGCGATGTAATTGCCAGTTGACAGGAGTTGAGAACATGGCGTCCATTTACAGCAGCACAAACAAAGGCTGGCGCTTGCGTCTGGATTGGTCAATCACAGGCCAGTCTATCGCAGACAACAAAAGCACATTAAGTCTTGATTTGTGGGTATATGACGGAACCGGATATTCACAGAACGAGAGCAGCGGCGAAGCGTATTATATACTTCAGGGCGAAAAACGCTGGAATCCGTATAATTACAGTTCCACCGGATGGTACAAACTGGGCAGCAAGACTATTACAGTCAGCCATAATGCAGACGGCACAAAAAGCATTGCGTTGACAGCAGAGTGGGACTGTGGCTTTGACAGCTCCTACACGCCACGCCATTTGTCCTTGTCGGAAACGGTGACGCTGACCACCATTCCAAGAGCGTCCACGGCCACCACAAGCGGCTCCACGCTGGGGAAAACCTTGACCATCACCATCAAGCGGGCCAGCAGCAGCTTTACGCACAAACTCTATTACACCTGCGGCAGCGTCAAGGACAAACTGATTGCCGAAAATGTAGGCACATCGTACAGTTGGAACGCACCGCCTGTGTCTCTGGCACAGCAAGCACCAAACGCAGAGACTGTGGCGCTCACACTCACAGTAAAGACGTACAACGGCAGCACCTATGTTGGGGCGTGGTCGACGGCTGTTAAGCTTGCCGTGCCGTCAACCGTGGTTCCGTCCTTGTCTGTTGCAATCGATGATCCAACAGGTGTGTCCAACACCTATGGTGGATATGTCCAGCTTCGCAGCAAAGTCAAAGTGGATATCACCGCATCCGGTGTGCAGGGCAGTTCCATCAAGTCTTACAGTATCAAGGTGGGCAGCATCTACGCTGCGACATCGGCCAGTGGTACAACGGATTATCTGCCCGGTTCCGGCGAACTGATTGTTGCTTGCGCCGTTACGGATAGCCGAGGGCGCACGACTACAAAGACACAAAGTATCACTGTCCTCGCTTATAGCAAACCAGCAATTACTGCTATTTCTGCCGCCCGTTGCAATGCCGATGGAACAGCAAACCGGGCTGGCACTTATGGCAAGGTGACTTTCTCCGGGGCCATTACTTCACTTTCTGCTAAAAACACCGCAGCATATGCGGTGCAGTATAGGGAAGTCGGCGCTGAAGATTGGACTACGGCAGGCCGACCGGCGGCGGGAAACTATGATCCTGCTGATATTTCTGCCGTGTTTGCTGCAGACAAGAGCAAACGCTACGAGGTGCGTGTGGTGGCGACGGATGCATGGGAGGGTGTAGGTTCCTCACTGAGAGATCTGCCGGCAGCGTATGCCCTTTACCATCTGGCAAAGCATCTGCTGTCTGTGGGGCTTGGCCGTCTCTGCGACAAGGCAAACGCATTGCAAGTTGGGTTGGATGCTTACTTTGACAGGGATGTACAGATAGACGGTGCATTGGTGGTAGGAGGGACAACGCTGCTGGATTATGCTCACCCGGTTGGGAGTGTATACATCTCCACCTCTGCCACACATCCATCCAATCTTTTTGGCGGCGGGACATGGGAGCGCATAAAGGATGTATTCTTGCTGGCGGCGGGTGATACATTCGCAGCTGGTGCCACCGGCGGCGAGGCCAGCCACACCCTGACGACAGAGGAGATGCCCAGCCACGGGCACAACCCGGCCAATGAGCCAGGATACTACGGATTTATCACCAACAGCAAGAAAGCGTTCACCGTAGGCGACATGGGGTCGCAGAGCGGAAGCGGAAGATATTACCCCTATGCAGCGGCGGCATTTGACATCAGCCGCAACACCCTGACGGGCACCACCGGCGGCGGGAGGGCTCATAACAATATGCCGCCATATCTGACGGTGTATGCTTGGCGGCGAACAGCCTAATCGTCTCGCTGCGGGTCAGTGGAAAATGGGGGTGTAAGGAGGTGATACCACCTTATAACATAGCCCCAGAGGAGAAAGGAAATTACTGAATGGAAACAATCGTCGTAGCTATCATCACCGGCGGTTTGTCGCTGCTGGGGGTAATCATCACCAGCAACAAGACCACCCGTGATGTGCAGGCCAAGCTGGACACGCAGCAGGCCGTCACCGACACCAAACTGGACGAGCTGACACGGGAAGTCCGGGAGCATAACAACTTCGCCCGGCGCGTTCCGGTGCTGGAGGAGCAGATCAAGGTCGCCAATCACAGGATAGCGGATTTGGAAAGATTATCCAACCACTAAGCATCGCAGATTTACAGTATGAGGAGGGATATATATGTATCGAGGTACGACCCCTACGCTGACATTCCAGCTACCCATCGACACGGGAAGTATCACGGTGCTGTCCATTGCCGTGGCTCAGGCCGGACAGGTTAAGATCGAAAAAACATTGCCGGATGTACATCTAGACGGGAATGTTGTCTCCTGCACGCTGACGGAAGCCGAGACCCTGTCGCTTACTGCCGGGAGAGGCATTGACGCAAAGATACAGCTCCGGGTGGGCGTGGGGGCGCAGCGCATGGCATCTCAGGTATTCACGGTGCCGGTGGAGCGTATCTTGCGGGATGGTGCGCTATGATCGAGTTTGCGGTAACTTTTTCTCCCGGCGCTGACCTGGAGGTCGATATGGGTCAGGTGATGGAGGTGCTTGCTACCGAGGAGCGGACGGTGGAGCTGTCTATGCCCTCCGGCAATCAAGTCATCCTGCCCACCAGCAGCAAAGGCATGCGTAAGGTGACGATTCAAAAACCGGACACCCTACTGCCCGAGAACATCAAGAAGGATGTGGTGATCGGCGGCGTGACCGGAACTCTGGAGGGTGGCGGCAGCTTCAAGGCAGTGATAGAACGCACGGCTGTCAGCCCTACACTTCCGGGTGATTTGACGACCATTGGTTACAGTGCGTTTAGCGGTTGTCCCAACCTTGCATTAACCAGCCTGCCGTCTGGGGTAACAAGCATCAGTGACTATGCGTTTAATAATTGCCCCAACCTTGCATTAACCAGCTTGCCGTCTGGCATGACAAATATCGGTAGCTATGCGTTTCAAAGCTGCCCCAAACTTGCACTAACTAGTCTGCCGTCTGGAATAACACGCATCGGTTACTATGCGTTCAATGGTTGCCGCAACCTGGCAATAACTAGGCTGCCACCTGGGATAACGAACATTGGTTTCGGTGTGTTTGCTAATTGCACCGGGCTAACAAGTATTACATTCGAGGGAAACCCAAAGACCATCCACTCTTCTGCATTTAACGGGTGCTCCAACCTAACCACCATCTATGTTCCGTGGTCGCAGGGGCAAGTAGCAAATGCTCCTTGGGGTGCGAGCAAGGCCACCATCATTTACGATTATACGGAGGATTAAAAAAAAG